CTTTTCTTTTCTCCCCCGGTCCCCCAAGGGGGGCAAAACAGACAAAAACACGAAAGGGACAAATCGGACACTATGGGAAATGACCAAAAACCCTTGCCGGGCTTTGAGATCAAGAAAACAAAACTACAAAAAGGGCGCCTATCCAAGGCCGTTGATGTAGTGATCAGGGACAGCCGGAAAAGTGGCGGCCCGTACATCATCGATGAGCTGACGGCCGCCATGCTCCGTACCTGCGCGACAAACGTGGAGGCCGCCATCGCCGAGGGATCGTCCTGGGCAGTGGCTAACGCGATGAAGGAACTACGCGCCCTAAGGGATGAAATCGTCCAGCCGGTGCCAAACAGTGAAGGCGACGCTTTTGACAAACTCCTCCAAGACCTCGCGGCCGACGTTCCCCAAACCGGGGCAGGCGCCTCCTAGGTTTGCCACCCAGCGACCACCACACCTGCGGACCTTAGGGCCAGCGGTCACGCGTCTGGCTCACGGTTTGGGCTGGATACCGCACCCGTGGCAAACGCAGCTGTGGGATCTCGCCCTGACGCTAAACGCTGAGGGGACGGGGTGGCAGTACCCCACGGTCATCGTGACCACACCCAGACGGTCCGGGAAAACACGCGCCGTGAGTGCCGCGATGATCCATCGAGGCTTGACCTTTCCCAAATCGCGCACCTTTTACACCGCCCAAACGGGCCAAGATGCCCGCGACTGGTGGCGCGACGCGGTGGCCGAACTAGGCGGGACACCACTAGCCGGGCGTTTCGACCTGCGCCGGTCCGCGGGATCGGAGTCCATCACCTGGCCAAACGGCTCCACCCTGCGCGTTTTCAGCCCCCAGCCGGACGCGCTCCACGGAAAAGACACGGACCTAGTGATCGTCGATGAGGCATGGGCGTTCACCCCGGACCGAGGCCGCGCGTTGGTTCAGGCCATTAGCCCGACACAGCTGACGCGCCCGTTTGGTCAGATTTGGTGGCCGTCAACGGCTGGGGACGAAACTAGCGATTTTCTAAAAGACATTATTGAGCGCGGACGCGCCAGCATCGCGGACCCAAATGCATCCATCGCCTATTTGGAGTGGTCCTGCCCGCCGGAACTAGACCCGCTGGACCCTGACTCATGGCCCCAATACCACCCCGCCTATGGCTTGACGGTCAGCCATGACGCGCTCAAAGCCGAACTAGACCGCATGGGTGCCTCGGATTTCGCGCGTGCGTACGGCAACGTCTGGCCCGCTCCATCGTCTGGGGCTGGCTGGCCGGCTGGCGTGTGGGAGTCCGCCGCCACCGATGCGAAACCGGAAGGGACTTTGGCGTGGGGCGCGGACGTTTCGCTCGATCGTGACCGTGCCACGATCGCTGTGGCCGGCAGGGTGGATGGTGTGGTGATCGTGGAAATAGTGAACCAGTGCCCGCCCAGCGACGCCGCGGCGATGCTCCGTGAGTATCAAAAGCGCCACGGCGGACGGGTTTTTGTGAACCCGTACGGCCCCGCCGTGACGCTTGATGATGACCTTACACGCGAAAAGGCAGATTTTGAGTCCATTGGATCCATGGATTATGCTTCCGCGTGCGCCCAAATCTTTGATGGCGTGCGGTCCGGGGCGCTGAAATACCGGCCAGACGATGACCTAAACGCTGCCGCCGCAACAGCTGGACGCCGCAACATTGGGGAGCGCTGGGCATGGGCACGCAAAAACGGCGTGGACGTTAGCCCACTAACCGCGGTCACACTGGCCGCATGGGGCGCGACACGCCCAAGCACTGCCACGCCTAAGCCCACCTGGCACGTCCCCCGGTAGTGGTACGATTTGGGCGTGGTGAACCCGTTGGTTCTGACTAATCGCCCTGCCCGGGTCGACCTTGACCTGTACGCCGGCGATACTGTCGCCGTCCCCGTTGTAGTTTACCAGGGCGAGGACCGCGTAGACCTGACCGGAACTAATACCGCGGCTGTCCGCGTCACACCACAAGAACCCGTCGTCGAGGACCTGCCCATCATCATCGAGCTGACGGACGCCGAACAGGGTGAGGCCCTGATTTATGTGGACGGCACCGGCGGATTTACCGATGGTTTCACAGGTTTTTGGGACTGGGAACTAATCCAAGAGGACGACATCACGACCCGCACGATCTGCGCGGGCACCATCACTATCGCGGCGGATGTGACAAGAAATGGCTAACGGTGAAATCCGTATTGACCTGAACAGCACCACTGGGCCACAGGGAGTCCCCGGCGACGATGGCCTCAGCGCTTATGAGGTCGCGCTCGAAAATGGTTTCGTCGGCAGCGAGGCCGCATGGCTGGCCTCATTAGTCGGCGATCAAGGGATCCAAGGGATCCAGGGGATCCAGGGGATCCAAGGCGTGAAGGGCGATCAGGGCGATCAAGGGATCCAAGGCGTCCAGGGCGATCAAGGAAACCCCGGTGTGGACGGCGCATCGTCCACGATTTTTCCCTATCAAGCCAAGACCACGATCACCACGGGCGACCCGTTGGCCGGCCACCTGATCTGGAATAACGCAACGCAACGCAACGCCACGCAGCTCAACATCAGCCACCTGGCGCAAGGCTCACTAGACATTGACGTCATCCTCGGACTCATCAAAACCGGCGACGCGTTAGTAGTCCAAGATGAAGGCGTATCAAATAACTATCAGCGCTGGACAGTCAGCGCCACCCCGACAGTCCAAACGGGCTACGTCGAGGTCCCCGTCACACTGGACAGCAGTGGTGGCACGGGCTATTCGAACTTTTCCAATAATCACGCGCTCTCACTTTTTGTGTTTTCCACTGGCCAGCAAGGACCCCAGGGGATCCAGGGCATCCAGGGTATCCAAGGCCCCGCCGGCCCCACAGTCGTATCGACAGACGCCGGGAACCTTGCCTCACTGGGCACAGACTCCAAACTATTCGTATCCCCCACACCCGTGGACGCGAAAGTCGCTAAGTCAACCCTGACCGCTAAAGGCTCACTCATCACCGCGACCGCATCGAGCACGCCGGCAGAGTTGACACTAGGCACCACTGGCTACGTCCTGACGGCGGACAGTGCCCAGGCCACTGGTATCAAGTGGGCCGCCGCCAGTGGTGGCTATTCCACTGTCTACAACCGCCAACAGAGTTTTATTGCGACTCGTTCATCGTCGGGCACAACACGCACAATCGGTTCACCATCAAACCAGTTGGCAAACATCGCCGTGGGTGACACCATTTTGGTTGCCATTGGAAACGCATCCTATGACGGCACGTTCACGGTAGCGACCAAGCCAAACAACTCAAACGTCACGTACACCGCTGGCTCGTCTTTGACGGAAGCCTCAACTAACACAGGCGGAACCGTTGGGTGGACTAGCGCTGTCACGCAACGGAGCGACCTCACTATCGCCGGAGCGGCGTTCGCTAGTGATTCGAGTAGTCGCACGCAGTTGCTAATTGCTGGTCGTATGGACGCTACACCTGCAACCGGAAACATGATTTACCCTAGTCTGACAGCATTGGTGAATAACTCGTACACGTCTTATCAAACAATGAAGGCCGTTCCGATTTACCTTGCCGAGGCTGGCGTCACCTACAGCACGATCAGCGTCAGGGTAAGTGCCTCATCAAGTGTTGGCGACATCCGGTTCGGCGTTTATAGTTCAAACTTCGACTTCACGCCGCACAGACTCCTGCAAGATTTTGGCACTGTCGGCATTGTCGGTGTTGGCGCACCGTTCAACCAAAACAAATCCATTTCGTGGACTGTGCCTCAGGCCGGTTTGTATTGGTTGGTGATGTGTTTGCAAACTTCTAACGCTGGCTCACCGAGCGTCACGCAAGGAACAGTCCAGCCTTACACCAATTTGACGCAAGTCCCGTCGTCTTACGAGGTGTCAAGTGTCACTGGTGCGTTCGCTATTGCTCCATCGTGGTCTGCCGCCGCCGCCCCGACACTCGCCCCTGCTATGTACTTACAGAGAGCCTAATGAGCCGACGATCCCAGCGCCTCACCGCCACCGTTGACTCATTGACCGCCGCCCAGCGCGTGAGCCTTCCACCACAGGCCAACCCGTGGGCCGTGGCTGACGCCCTGAGCGCCATCACCTGGCCCGAGATATCCAAGACCGCTATGACGCGCCCGATGGCCATGACCGTCCCGGCCTGTGCGCGTGGTCGGAACCTGATTACCTCAACACTGGCGCAGGCACAAATCAACGCATGGCAGGGCACGCAGCTATCGACCGCGCCGGCATTGTTTGACCAGCCGGACCCGGACCTGCCCCGCGCAGTGACGATCGCTTGGACCGTTGACGACCTGATCTTTTCCGGCGTGGCCTATTGGCTGATCCTGGACCGCGACGTGCTGGGCTATCCAACAGCTGCGCGACGCGTTGACCCAAACCTAGTGGACGTGACCACGGACGGGATCGTGGAAGGCATCAACGGCCAACCCGTTAGCGGCTCCGACGTGATCGTATTCCCCGGACTCCACGAGGGCATCCTGGCTTACGGGGCCCGTGAACTCCGAACCGCCTTCACCCTGTCGGACGCGGCTCGCCGTTTCGCCTCCGTGCCCCTGCCCGCGCTGGAACTCCACGACCTGTCCGAGGACGGCCTGAGCGCTGAGGAAAGACTGGCGCTCGTGGACGACTGGACGCGTGCCCGCGAACTTTCAGGGGTGGGCTACACAAACCGGTCCCTAGAGGTCAAGACCCACGGCTGGTCCAGTCGTGACCTTCAGCTCGTGGAGGCCCGCGCGTATGCCGCGGCCGAGGTGGCCCGGGTTATGGGCATCCCCGCCGCCATGCTCGATGCCAGCCAGTCCGGCTCATCTGTCACATACAACAATCTCCAGGACGCCCGCCGCGACTTTACTGACTACACCCTCAGCACCTACACAACGCCCATTGAGCAACGCCTCAGCATGGACGACATCTCTAGCCCCGGCGTGATGGCAGTGTTTGACCTTGACTCTACGATCCTTCGCGCGTCGTTCGCGGACCGCATGGCCGCCTACCAGGTCGCCATCGCGTCCGGTGTGTACACCATCGAGGAACTGCGCCGCCGCGAAACCGGAACCCCAGGAACGGTGACACGATGACCACGATTTACCTGACAGCATCCGACGCCCCCGTGGCGTCCATTGACGGCCCCGCCCGTACCGTTCACGCCACGATCCTCCCGTGGGACAGTGTCGCAAATACCTCGGCGGGGCCGACCCGTTTTGCCCGTGGCTCTGTGAACATCACCGCCGCCCAGAACGTGGCATGGCTGATGGAGCACGACCGGAACCGCCTAGTGGGCCACGGCGCATCTTTTCTTGACACACCGGCCGCGCTAGTGGGGACGTTTCACGCGCCGGACAACTGGGACACAGAACTCCAAGCCGCTCACATGAGGTCGGGCTGGTCCGTCGGTGTAGATGTCATCCAGGCATCAACCGACCGCGACGGCGTCCTAGTCGTCAGCAAGGCAGTACTAAGAGAGGTATCATCCGTTTCGGTGCCCGCATGGGACGCCGCCCGCACCATCTCAACCCCCTAAGGAACCCAATGAGCAAGCGCCCCACCCCGCGCCGCCTCACCGCGAGCGCACATCTGACCGGCGACGCCGGCACCCCAGCCACCACGGTTGAGGAAATCGCGGCCTCCGCCGCAGCATCAGCGATCGCCGCGACAGCTGTGACCCCTGAACCCACCATCGAGCCGACGCCGGCACCTGTCGAAACCCCAGCCCCGACCGCTGTGGCCGCCGCACAGGCACCCGTCATCGCCGCCCGCACCCAGCCACGCCTGAGCGCATCACAGGCCGCGTCTTTGGTCGCGCAGGCTAACCGTGGAGAGATCCCCATGGGTCAACTCCAAGCCGCATTGACGGACATCACCTACACGGCAAACGCCGACACTTACCCCGACACCTGGGTAGGCCACGTTTGGGAGGGCGTCAACTACGCCCGCCGATTTGTGCCCGCAGTCGCCGCCGGTGCCCCCGTAACGTCCCTGAAGGTCACGGGATGGCGCTGGAACACAGCCCCAGTAGTTGCCGCTTACGATGGCGACAAAGAGGCCGTGGCATCAAACGCCGCCACCACCGAGGCCATCGAGGTCCCCGTGGTACGCCTCGCCGGTGCCCACGACATTGACCGCGCCTTCTTTGACCTCGGCTCCAGTGACTACGTCATGGGCTACTGGGCAGCGATGGCAGAGTCCTACGCCCGCCTCTCGGACGAATACTGCTATTCCGTGCTCGCTGATGAGGCCACGGACACCGGCACCAATGGCACCCCATTGGGCACCATCGTCCAAGCCGCCATGGCAGTCATGCCAACGGGTACCCCATCGTTCATCGGTATCTCGACCGAGGTTTACGCCGCCATGGCCGCCACAAACGTCCAAGAGGCTTTGGCCTTCCTGGGTGGCTCCCTGTCCTTCGATGGAACGGGATCGTTCGGTAACACGTCCCTGTTTGTGTCGGACTTTATCGCCGCCAACAAGGTCATCGCCGGTACGCGTAACGCCGCATCCTTCCACGAACTGGCCCCAGCGCTCCGCGTGAACGTGGCCAACGTGGCAAACGGTGGCATTGACGCCGGCCTCTTTGGGTACTGTGCCACTGTCGTCAACCAGCCCGCGGGCCTCGCAGTCGCAGAGCTGGACTAGGCACCCCAAACCGCTACGCGCTCCGGGCCTCCCAGCGCGACGCGTAGCCCCCACGGTGCCGGGACTCCCACCCCCGAGGGTCCCGGCACCACCCACCCGAAAGGATCACGATGGCTGAGCCGTTAGTCACGGGCGAAGATGTCCGCAACTATCTGCGCCTCCAGGACTCTGCCGACGCGGCATGGCTCCAAGACGCGGCGGACGCGGCCACCGATTACGTCAACTCTCTGGCGCACGTCGACGCGACAGAGTGGGACTACCGGACCCGTACCGGCGCCATCATGCTCGCTGGGCGTCTTTACTCCAGTCGCAACGCACCACTAGGCGCGGCAGGGTTTGACTCCATGGGTGGCGTGATCTCAGCCCGCACCGATCCCGAGGTGGCCCGTTTGCTCCGCATCGGGCGCTACACCCCGCCAGCCGTAGATGGGCCGGTGACGTTGACGTGAGCGGCACCTACGCCACGGTCATGGGACAAATGTGGGACGAAATCAACGCCCTAGGCTTACGCGTCACCGATGACCCAATGAGCGTGAACCCGCCCTGCGTGGTCATCGACCCGCCATCCATCGAGCGTCTAACAATGGGGCACTACAACATCAAGCACCAAATCCACATCGTCGCGCCCGGTGGCACTGGCACAGCTGACGCGCTCGCCACCCTTGACTCCATGCTCGACGTTTTGGTGGACGCCCTTGACCCATCAAGCATCGAGCCATCCACATACACCCTTGGGTCAACCGGCGACGGTGCCCCAGCTCTAACCCTCACCCTGGAAAGGTCCAACTAGATCATGGCTATCACTGACTCCCGCGTACGCGAAGGCGAACTAACCCTGGACGGCGACTCTTACGCCACCCAGCCCACAAACGTCCGCATCACCCCATCCCACGACTCCACGGGCGACCGCCTAGAGGTACTGGACGGCTCCGAAATCCAACCATCGTTCAAGCGCCGAAACACCCTGAACCTAGAGGCCATCCAAGACTTTGATAACACCGCCGGCCTGATCGCCCTGTCATGGGATCAAGACCTCAACACGATCCCATTTTCATGGACCCCTGACCCTCTCGGCCCGACATACTCAGGCGACGTGATGGTCATGGCCATCGAGGTCGGTGGCGTCGTGGGTGAGCGTTTGACCACGACCGCGGAATGGGAAATCATTGGCGCCGTCACTGTCACCCCATACGCTGGGCCATAAGCCATGCCCCTCGACGTGACTTTTCAGATCGAGGGCTTAGCCAAACTCCAACGGGAACTAAAGCAAGCCGGCGAGGACACGCAAGACCTCAAAACAGCCGGTAAGACCGCCGCCCGCATCGTTATGGCTGAGGCCAAACGAACTGCGCCCGTCCGCACGGGGGCGCTAAAAAGATCCATCCGCACCAGTGTGACCAAAAAGAACGTGGGCATCCTCGGTGGGAAGGCCCTAGTGGTGCCATACGCCCAGCCGATCCACTGGGGCTGGCCAAAGCGCGGCATCCGCCCCAACCCGTGGGTTTCACGGGCCGCACGGGTTACTGAACCTCAATGGCTGCCCGGCTACATCGAGGAAATAAACAAAGCGACAGCAAAAGTGAAGGGGGCACCAGGTGGCGGGTCCCGCTAATCTGCGGATCAACATTTTCGCGGACACAAAAAAACTAAAAAAAGGTTTGGACGACGCAAAAAACAAAACTAAAGGGTTCAGCATCAAATCCGTGGCATCGTTTGCCGCCATTGGGACTGCCGCTACTTTGGCATTTGACGTAGTGAAGGACGCGATCAACGGCGCCATTGAGGAACAGGACCAGGTCGATAAACTCAACGGAGCATTAGGCCGCCTAAGGGGTGGGCTGATCCTCAACAAGGACAGCGTGAACGACTGGGTTACGGCGCTGGGCCTCGCTACTGACCAAACGGACGACAGCCTGCGACCAGCTCTTACCCGTTTGCTGGACGCCACTGGGGACCTGAAAACGGCGCAGGATCTTTTGGTCGTCTCTACGGACCTTGCCACGGCGTCAGGCAAACCTTTGGACACTGTCTCCCAGGCAGTCTCGAAGGCATACAACGGCAACAAAACGGCACTGCTCAAACTTTTCCCCGAACTGTCCAAAGTCAATGACAAAACCAAATCAGGCGCGGACCTAATCCAAATCCTTGGCGACAAATACGGGGGCGCCTCTGAGGCCGCCACTAAAACCGCTAAAGGTGGCCTAGCAACACTCCAAGAGTCCTTGGACAACGCCAAAGAAACCCTAGGTTCCGCGCTCCTCCCGTACCTCCAGACCTTCGCAGAATACTTACAGAGCCCGCAGGGTAAAAAAGCGCTAGAGGATTTCAGCGCCAACCTAGAGGAGATAGCCACAAGCATCGGAAACGCGGCCGATGATATTGACACTTTTCAGCGGAGGATGGAAAACCTAGCCGGCTGGGCGAAACGGAATGAAAAGTGGCTGAACCTGCTCCTCTTTGTGGCTAACCCTCTTTACGCCACGGCCGGAAATCAAGGCGGCGTCAGGGACTCCCTAGGTGACGCCTTCGGGAACTACGGCGGGACCTACGGTGGCGTCTACATCCCACAGAGCGCACGCGGGCCATCCACGGTCATCAACATCCAAACCATTGACCCAGCCGCCGCCGGTGTGGCTGTGCGCCGTGCCCTGAACACGGACAGCACGCGCCGTGGAAATCTCAGGATCGGTGGCTAATGTCCCTTCTGATCCTCGCCGTCAACGGTGTGCCCCTGCCCAATAGCACCATTTTGACAAACGTGGAAATCCAAATGGGTGCCGCGTACGGCGTCGGCCAACAGTCAGGCGACCCGTCCAACTGTACGTTTCAGGTAGCGGACCTATCGAGCGCGGACGCCATCGTGCCAGGAGACCTGATCAACCTTTACAGCATCGAGCCCGGCGTGGGCTACCTGCCACGTTTCACCGGCCGCGTTTATTCGCGCGAGATTGAGTGGCAGGGCGTGACGCGTTCCATCACCACTATCGCCGCGTCTGGGCCGTTGGCGATCCTGAACCGTATTTACGTTGGCGACGATCCATGGCCAACCGAAACCGATGGGGACCGCCTGTCCCGCATTTTGGCACTAGCTGAGGACCAAACCGGCACCCCTTACAGCGCGGACCCCGGTGGCGTGAACGTGCTGGCCCGCGACGTGGACCGCCAGCCCGCGGGCGACCTTGCCCGCCTCTACGCCACATCCGGCCTCGGTTTGCTCACGGACTCACCGGACGGCACGATCCGCTACCTGGACCGGAACCACGCCGTGGACGTGGGCGCCACGTTTGCCCTGTCCGCTGGCTTTATTGAGGACTCACTACGCGTCACAGCCAGCACCGAAACGCTGGTCAACGACATCACAGTGGCATACGGGACGCGCGTGGACGGTGTGGACCGGACTACGATCAGCGCAGTCAGCACGGATAGCCAGTCATTTTTTGGCTACTACGGGGCAGATTTTGACTCCGAGCTGGACGACGCCGGCGACGCTTTGGACATCGCAAACGAATACATCTACCGCAACAGCCTCCCGGGCAACAGCCTGCCCACAGTCACAGTGGACCAGCGCCTCACCCCAGAGATCCTGCCGTACGTCATCATCGGTGACGTCATTTTCATCACTGGCCTACCCCAGCCGTCCCCAAACTTTTTGTTTGCCGTGATCACGTCCTACCGCGAAACGTGGGCCACACAGGACCAGTGGCAGATTGAGCTGGAACTGGTAGACGGCCGTTATTGGGGGCGCGGCACCATCTGGGATGACGTCGATGTGGGCATCCTGTGGAATAACATCGACACTGGTTTCACCTGGAATAATGTGGGCGAACTAATCAACGGCGCCGAGGGTTACGACCGCTGGACAGACACCCCGGCGAACTACTTTTACGACAACATCCCCGCGACCGCGTGGGCTGACTGGACAGGATAAGGAAAAATGGCAACTACACCCGAGCACGGCTGGCCGACGCCAGATAACACGGACCGCGTGGCAGACGGCGCCTCAGCCATCCGCGCACTGGGCGACGCCATTGACAGCGCCCTGCCCTTCATCTACACCTACGCCGGCACGGTGGGCACATTGGCCGCCTCCGCAGAGGCATCCACCACGGTCACGTTCCCCGTGGGCTATTTCGCCGCAGCACCGCGCGTGGTGGGTACGGCCATTACCGGCGGCACAGCCAATGTGGACATCACATCCATTACCACGTCCAGCTGCTCGGTGAAGGTCAAAAACATCGGCAGTGCCTCCATCGGTGGTGCCTTCCACATAATCGCGGTCATCTGATGAGGACCCGACGGGGCGCCATCGGATGGTTTCGGCGGAACGCCGCCACACGCACACGGGGATACGGCGGGCTATGCCTGCGGGCCGTCCGCACCGCATGGGACCTTCCCGGCATGTACGCGGACGCAGACACCTACTGGGCCGCAGTGCCGGCACGCCATAAGCACGCATGGGATAACAACCCGCCCAAGGGCGCAGTGGTGTATTGGCAGATCGGCAAATATGGGCATGTGGCCCTGTCTAATGGCGAGGGCGAAATCTGGGGGTCAGACCTACCTACCCAGGGCCTCGTCGGCAAAACGTCGATACACACTCCCCGGCTGAAATGGGGCGCCAAGCCCGTAGGGTGGGCGTCATGGCTGAACGGTCGCACCCTGCCACTATGACCCCGATACTTTCCGCCATCGGCGCGACAGCTGCCGGTGCCCCCCTGATCATGCTGGACGCCGCTGGGCTATCCGGTGGGATCATCATGACCGGCTCCATCATCGCCTCATTGGTGGCCATTGGGGTGGGGGTGGGGAAGGTTTGGCAACTGGCCCGCGCCGCATCCCGGCATCTAGATCAACTGGAAAACCTGGACAAGAAACTAGACGACATCTCGCAACGACTAGAAACGGCTGGATTATGAACCCGATACTACGCTCCGCCCTTGTGACCTTCGTGGCCTCTTTCATCGCCCTGATCCCCATCGCGCCCCTGTCTGATGACTGGCTTTTGCCCGCGCTTTTCGGCGCTGGTATCGCTGGCCTTCGTACCTTGCTTTCGTGGCTGGACCCCGGTAATCCGCTATTCGGTGTGGGAAAAGTGGATAACGCCACGCCGGATGATCCTGAGGTCGTTGACATCCAAGGGTGACGTGATGGTAGTTTCACCCACGCACCACTAACCGATCTGGGAGGATCAAATGAACCTTTACCCGTGGCTCCAAAACGTCGGCTCTTTCCTGCTACTGCTGGGCGCCTTTGGCGTCGTCGGCTGGTTTTGCCACTGGATCGGCGTCCAAAACGGATACGACGATTGCCTGGACGACCTGAACGCTGAGGTAGCACGCCGTGACGGGATGATCAAATGAGCGCCTACCACGTGCTCATCATCGAGCCACTAGACGACGGCCTCGAAATGGTTTCCAGCGTTGGCCCGTTCGCATCGTGGACGTTCGCCCGATCCGCCGCGCACCGTTTCGAGCAAAAGCGCGACGCCGCGGGCTACACCGCATCGGACGTGAAGGTCCGGGTATCTAAGCAAATCGCGCCAGAGGATTTTGAGTGGACGCCCCCATCCCAGCGCCCCACGGCTGAGGTCGTCAAGATCACCCGGCAACGCAAACACCGGACCAGCGACCCACTGACGTCCCGCCAGGCTGACCTTTTCGCGTCCAGCAAATCCACTAGCGCCCGCCTACGCATCATCGAGGCACACGCCGCACACCCAAACGGGCTGACCGATGAGGAGGCCGCGATGATCGCCGGCCTGAACATGACCAGCGAATACTCCACCCGATGCTCAGAACTAAAGCGGGACGGCATCCTAGAGGACACAAACCGCACCCGCGTTGGCTCCACCGGGCTCCAGCGCACAGTCCGGCAAATGACCTCAGCGGGCCTGAACTACTGGCGCGAGCAGAAGGCGGCGAAATGACTGAACGAGAGTATGGCGCTGATAAGCGTTATGAGCTGCTAATAAGCAAGGACGGGCTGAGGTGCCTGCGCTCTTACACCAACGATCTAGCCATGATCCAAGACATCGCCATCAAGGCCACCCTGGACGGGTACGATGCCGAGATCATTGACCGCGCCCCGACACACCCCGCCGGCACGCAACTATGACCGCGCCCCGGCGTTATGCGATACGCCACTGGCTCCAAGGCTGGGCCGTCATCGACCTAGTCACCGATCGCATCATCGCCGAATACCCCAGCCTCAATGAGGCACGCCGCGCGTCAGACGTGTGGAACGGCAGCGCCCGGTGAAATGGTTTCATGACGGCGTGACCTTCGACATAAGCGAACACGCCCAGCGCTGCCCCTCATGCCAGACCATGGTCCACACCCTCAGCCAACCTGAGCGCGACATAGGACCCATGTGCCCGTCCTGTCACCCCGACTGGCAACACGCGCCTTTCATCGGCCAACGCCCCGAGGATATGGCCCTAGCGCAGTGGAAACAGAAACTAAAGGACCGCAAGGAGCAACTACTAGCTGAACGCCAGCAAGCCGCCCAGGAGGACATCGACAACCAATAGAGCGCCACGTCGTTATCGAGCGAGCCCGACGCTAACCAGCCCTCAGCGCGTTATGTCGCCCCAGATCGGCCGCGCTCCGATCGCCCGAGATAGTCGTAGTCGACGATGACTATCAACGGTTTACGCCCCCCGACGTCCCTAGGACGCGCGGGCCTTAGGCGTGCCATAGTCATCGGCGGGCGAGAGTATGACGGGAGTTTGGGGTCAGGGGGACTGGTTGGGGATACCCTTATCTCATGACTACTAGACCGTCGGGTAGGGCTGGGCAGAGACTCAGCGCCAACGTTAGGGAGATGTATGGGACTACCTGCCATCTGTGTGGGCGTGACTGTGCTGATGACTTTACGGTGGACCATGTCATCCCCTTCGCTGATGGTGGTACCAATGAGCTGTCAAACCTGAGGCCAGCCCATGGCCGCAAGACCCCGACCTGTCCAGGTAACTATGGTCGAGGTCGCCGGCCCATCAAGCCATCGAGAAACCCCTCCCGCGTATGGTGATTTTTTTAGAGAAACGCGCAGGACAC